CAGACGCCATCATCCTCGCCCTCTTCGAGCAGCGCGCGGACGGCGTCGACCTCGTCCTCGGCCATGCCCCAGCGCCGCGCGTCACGAACCGCCTCCGGCTCCTCACTCTCCGGGCTCTCGAAAAGGCGGCCGCTCGCCCAGGCCCGCGCCGCCCATGTCAGTTTCCCGCTTTGGCCCCGGCGAGCGCGGTCGCATAGGTCTTCATCAGCGCGACACGGATATAGGGGACGGAAAGCATCCGCTCGCGGAGGCCGTCGTTGAAGGGCACCGGATTGCCGCCCTCGTCCGCGATATCGTCGAAGCGGACGCAGATCTCCGAAAGGTAATCCCGCATGCCCTTCTCGCTCATGAGGTCGCGCCTCGCGACCTCATCGGCTGGGAGGACCTTGAACGTGGCCTTGAAGGTCTGCTCCTCGAAGCCGCCATCGACCGGCACCTGGACCTTGACCTCATGAGTGAACTTCGGCACGGCGGCGAGCTTCAGCATGGCGAATTGACCTCCAAGGGACGACGGCAATCCGAACGGCAACGCCTCACGTGAGCGTCAGGCTCCACTGGTCGTTGCCGGCGGACGGCAACGGGATGAGCGGCAGCGGCCATTCCAGGATGTTCTGCTGGTTCTCGTAGCCAGTGAGCCGCCCGACCTGGCAGTAGGGCGCGGCGAGCGTGGCGATGTACCCGGCCGCCGTGCCGTGGACGAGGGAGAGCGCGACCGAGGTCTGCGCCTTGGCGAGGGCGAAGGGATCGAAGGTCGAGACGGGAACGGCCTCGACTCGCGCCGAAATTGTCTCCGACCGATCGGGAATGATGATCGATTCCGAGCCCTGCAGGAGGCGCGGCTCGACCTGGTTGCCGAGCGCCAGGATCAACTCGCGCATCACCAGCGAGACCGAGTTGACGGTGAAGGTCGGGGTGTTCGCCTTGCTGACGATGACCGGCTTCTTGAAGCCCGTGAGCGTCGGCGTCGCCGGAGATGCTTCGGCCGGATCGCCATAGAGGCCGACCAGGTCGAACTCGATATAGGGGATCTGCTGGGCGGTGAAGCGGAGCGTCGCCGTGCCGCGAACGCCCTTCACCACCTGCTTGGTGCTGCCGATCCAGAAATAGAGCGTGACCGACTCCATCGAATCGGTGATCGGCGTGTAGGCGACCGAGACGCCGGCATCGATCGTCTCGGCGACACCGCAGGCGCGGAGCAACGGTCCCCAGGCCGGAGCCGTGCCGGCGGCGCCCGAGCCGACCAGCTCGACCTTGCCGCGAAGGCGGCAGCGGAGCCCGACCGGAATTTTGCCCTGGGCGGCGAGATAGGGGAATTCGAGGTCGCGGGAAACGTCCTCGCCCTCCATGGGCGTGAAGGTGACGCCGGTCATCAGCATGGCGTTGGCGCCGCCCGTCGGCGTCGGGTCGACGCCGTAGGAACCTTCGATCTTGGCGAGGATGACCTTCGACTTCCACTTGATCGGCGCCATGGCTCAGCTCCTCCTCAACGCCGCTTCCGCGACCCGGCCGCTGGCTCGCCGCCGGCGGCATCTTCCTTCGGCGCACGGTCGGCATGGTCGGGATCGTGCGGCTGGCGGGTGAATTCCTTGCGCGCCAGGCTGCCGTCCGTCTGGCGGACGTAGCTGCCTCCGGCCTGCGGCCGCGCCGGCTGGTCGCTCATGCGATGACCCTCACCTGGTTCTGGATGGCGAAATCGAGCTGGTAGAAGACCGTGCCCTTGGCGAGCGAAATGAGCGCGCCGCGCTGCAGGCGGAAGACGCCGATCGCACCATCGTTCGGCGCCCATCCGCAGATCGCTTCGACCGCCGCGGCCACGATCGCGTCGATCGAGGCGAGCGCGCGCCTGCCGGTCGCGTCGCCCGGCGAGCGGACGACGAGGACGACGCCGACCACCTCGTCGACGCCTTGCGTGAAGGCGTTGACGGCGGCCTCGCCATCGTCGAGCGGCCGGAGGCCGAGCGGCAGGACATAGGCGAAGGGCGATTGCTGAGGGAGCGAGCCCTGAGCGACCATGGCCGAGAGCTCGGCGGCGCCTTCCACCCGGCCGGCGAGCGCGGCCAAGCCGCCAAGGCGCGTGACGACATCGTCAACCACCATCGGCGCCTCCCGTCTCGGGGCCGGCGAGATAGTCGGCGGCGATCGCCAGGATCTCGCGCTCGTCGTCGGCGTCCAGCCCCAGGAAGGGCCGAGCCGGGATCGTCACATGGTCGACGAAAATATCCTGGCCGAGGAGCTTGAAATGAAGCGCCGCCGCCTTCACCGGCCGGACCGTGCCGCCGAACTGATGGATGGCCGCATAGAGGACATTGGTGCCGACCTCGACGCCTGCATCGCTCGGAACATGGGTGAGCGACTGCATCAGCCGTCCGCTGTCGACGAGCGTCCGGCCGCCTTCGGCGAGCGCCCGGATCGACGGCGGCCAGGGCGAGCCGTCCGGCCCGACGCCGGCCTCGAAGCGGCGCTGGGTGGAGACCACCAGCGAGGCGCCGATCTCGTCGAAGAGATCCTTCGGGTGCTCGGCACGCGCGGCGGCTTCGCCCAGCGCGGCGAGCGCCGCGTCGGCGCCGGTCAGCCGGATCTCCGCGCCGCTCATACGAACCCCTTCATCGTCGCGGCCGAGAGCGGCCGGGCCGCCGCGTTGGTCCTGACGCCCGAGGTGCCGGAGGCCGCGGGCTCGGCGCCGGCCACGTCCAGGCGGACGGTGCCGGCGGCGATCTCCCGGAGCGTCCGCATCGCGTCCTCGTAGTCGCGCCGGATCTTGTCCTCGGCGACATGGACGTGGAGCTTGTAGATGGCGATCACCAGAGCCAGGTCGGTCAGGAGCGCCGGCGTCTCGGAGAGCGGCAGCGCATAGCGGCCCTTGAGATAGCCGTCGATGAGCGCATCGGTATCGGCGACGGCGCGGTCGACCACCGCCGCGTCAATCGTGCCGGCCGGCGGGTCGCCGCGATCGGTGAGGCGGATCAGCGTCGCCTCGCCGAAACGGTCGATGAGCTGGGCTTCGGTGCAATAGCTCATGGCCTAGACCCGCCCCGGCCATTCCCAATAAGCGTGCGGCCCGTCCTCGCCGACCTGGTCCTTCGCCAGAACGCCGGTCCGCGGTTCGCTCGGCTTGCCGTCGAAGAAGACATGGAGGTTGAGGCTGAATTCGTTCCAGACGCGGGTGACGATCGCCGGATGGGTGCGGGTGCCATTCACCGCCTTCTCGAAGGTCGGCTGGGTGTAGAGGACGATCCGTCCAGGCGACGGCGCGCGACGGTCGCCGGCGGCGGCTAACGGGATCGTCTCGACGCCGTCACCGGTCGCCTCGTCCCCCGTACCCGCAAGCCTGGTGGCGTCCGCGCGCATCGCCCGCCTCACGCCGCCGCGGCGTCGGCCGCGACCTCCTCGACGATCAAAGCAGGATCGCCCTTGAGGGCGGCGAGCTGCTCGGCGGTGAGGTCGGCGATCGCCAGCGTCACCGGCTGGCGGCCGAAATCCATGCCGGCGCGCCGCCGTGAAGCCTTGCGGGCGGTGATGCGGATATGCGTCGCGGCGAGTGCGGTTGCCTGTTCGACCGCGGCAGGCGATGCCGCAGCTTCGACGGCCGGAGACATGGGGGCGGCCAACGAGGCCGCCCCGCCGTCCTGCGCCGGTGGACGCTCCGCTTCGGAGAACGTCGGCGGGGCCGCAGCATTCGTCGCCGCTCCCGCCTCGGAATTCGACTTGGTCCCGGCGTCCGCCGGCTTGGCTTCGGCCGGCTTCGCCGCCTTGGATTTGGTGCTGCTGCGCTTCGCCATTGTTCCGGCCCTCGCTTCTCACCGTCGCCCTCCGGGTTCGCCGGAGGGCGCCAGCAAGAGGCGACCGCCTCAGGCGAGCCAGGGGACGACGAGCAGCTCGGCCGTGCCCTTCCACTCGTTGGTCTCGCCGCCCGACGCATTCTCGCTGTTAAGGAGCTTGCGGCCGGCGCTTTCGAGCGAGGGCGGCACAACGAGGAGGTTGGGCATGAGGCCGAGCGGCCGTCCGTGATCGCCCTTCATCGACGAGATGGCGGAACGTGCCGTGGCGTAGTGGGTCGCGTCGAGGGTCTGCTTGGAGCCCCAGCACAACTGCCAGAAGCCGTAGCCGGTGTTGCCGCGGGCGTCGGCCCCGTAGACGAATTCCTTCTCCATGAAGACGTTGTCGTCTTCGAGACGATCCTTGGCGACGAACTGGAAGTCGCGCCGCTTCTGCAGGATGACCGGCTTCACGACCTGCGACGCGTCCATCAGGAACCACGGCGTGCCGGCGCCGCCGTCGGTATTGGCGACGGACTGTGCGGCGCCGTTCTCATCAAGGACCGGATGGTCGGTATCGAAGTAGAACTGGCCGTCGTAGCATTCGGTGGCGAAGCCGGCCTTGAGCTGGGCCCAGACCAGCAAATCCCACTGTTTGCCCGCCGTCTGGCCCATCATGGTGAACATCGGCGTGTAGATGCCGAGATTGTCGGTCTCGATGTCGTC